TTTAAAATCTGCGTTATATGCCATTGTACCACTTCCTCCACTCTGTGTCAAGAAAATACTTCCTGTTTGTCCTGACCTACATCCTGTAGGTTTAGCTAGTGTATGTGCTGCTGTAACTGTTGTTCTAAAGTTTTGTGCATTACCAAAGTTTAATGATACTGAAGTTACACCATTAATAGCTGTTGCACATACAACTGCTGCTGCACTTTTTGTTAATTGTAATTGTCCTTCTAATGAAGTATTGCCTGATACTCTTACAGTTCCTAAGAAACCAGAGTTACCTGTTATAGTTGTAGCACCTGTTACTTTAAGTGTACCTACTAACTGTGAGTTACCACTTACACATACATCACCATCTAGTTCAGTTTTACCACCTACAACTAAAGCACCTTCTAAACTTGTTGCACCACTAACTCTTACTGTTCCTAAGAAACCTGCATTACCTGTTATTGTAGCTGTACTTAAAAGATTAACTGCACCACCTACTGATACTGCACCACCAACAGACATTGCTCCTGATACTGTTACAGTAGATTCAAACTTTGTAGCATCACCAAATGTTTTATTAGTAAAGGTTTGTGTTGCTGCTATACCTGCTAATGTATCTGCAGTTGCAGGCATTACTAAAGCTATATTACCAGAGAATGCTGAATGTGGAGGAGCTTTTAATGCAGCATAATGTGCGTTACTTGATTCACAATACATTCTAAGTTCTGATTGTGAACCTGTATTTTTTAAATCAATTATACCACCACCAACACTTACTGTGCCACCAACGATAGCATTACCACTTACTGACACATCATCTTTAAAATGTGAATAACCTGTAACACTTAATGTAGAACCAAGTTGTACTGCTCCTGCTACTGTTACATGTCCACCTACATTTATATCTCCTGATACAGAAACATCACCTTTAATAGTAACTGTAGAATTAAAGTTTGCAGCACCATTTACACTAAGTGTACTTTGTAAATGTGTTGCTCCTACAACTGTTGTTGTACCACCTACAAATAAATTACTACCTATAGTTGCATTACTAACAGATATATTTCCTGTTATAACTGCAGGTACATTTGTTAAGTTAGCACCATCTCCAAAGAAAGCTGAAGCACATACTTTAGAACTTACATGAACATCTCCTTTAACTGTAACATTACCACCTAGTGATACGTTACCTGCTACATCTAATGTACCACCAATACTTGTATTACCTGATACTCTAGCTGTAGTTAAAAATCCTGCAGCTCCTGATACTGTAGCTGTTCCTAATAAATTAACTGCACCCCCTACAGAGAGTGTTCCTCCTACTGAAGCATTACTTGCTACTGTTAATGTACTTGCAAGATTAACTGCTCCTGCTACAGATACTGTACTTTTTAAATGTGTAGCTCCTGATACACTTAATGTACCACCTATTATAGCATTTGAAACTGATATATTACCTGTAATAGGTATACCTGTAATGTTTGTACCATCACCATAGAAAGCACTAGCACATACTTTTTCTGCAAAGGTTGCATTACCACCTACACCTAATGTTCCTGTTAATGTAGTATTACCTGCTACTGTTAATGTACTTGCTAAATGAGTAGCTCCTCCTACTGATAAAGTTCCACCTATTGTTGTATTACCTGATACTCTAACTGCTCCAAGAAAACCTGCTTCTCCAGATACTGTAGCTGTACCTAATATATTTAGATTACCACCTATAGAAACTCCTGCTGCTACACTTAATGAACTTTGTAAATGTGTTGCTCCTACTACAGTTGTAGTTCCACTAACATAAAGATTACCACCTACTGTTGCATTACTTACAGATATATTACCACCAATAGATGTTGTAATATTTGTAAGATTAGAACCATCACCATAAAAAGCTGAAGCACATACTTTATTTGTTACTTGTAAATCTCCTGCTACAGAAGCATTATTAGTAACACCTAAATTACCTGATACTTCAACAGCACTTGTTGCTATTTTTAAAGCAATACTTGTTCCATCACCTGTTTGTATTTTTCTAAGAGTTCCATCAGCTCCTGCATTACCAGATGTTTCTATTTGTAATAATTTTTTATATGTTGCATTAATTAAACTGTTTGTTAAATCACTCATACTGTACCCCATTTTCTAGTGTTTGGTTCTGGAATATCATTCCAAGTAATATTAGCTGCTTCCCATCTTATGTTTCTACCACCATCATCTGGTCTTGCATTAGGAACTATTGTATCATCTCTTACATCAGCAGACCTATTTTGTGGATGATTTTTTAAATCATAATTACCTTCAAAGTCTGTAGGACATACTAACATATCATAACTATTTAATCGCATAACTTTTTTATCATATACAAAGCCACACACATCACACATAGCTTTAGCTTTTCTAGCTGTTTTAGACATTAAACATATCCTATTTTAGGTTTAAAATAAATACTTGCTCTTTCTTTATCTTCTTCCATTGCTCTTTTAAATGTTTCTTCATAGTTTGCTTTTAACATAGCTACTCTAGCATCAGGTACACCTGGTCTTTTTTGTGCTAATTGATGTGCAAGTCCATATGTTAAACAAGGTAAAAATCTTTTTGGTATGTCTGCATTTTGTTCTGCAGATTTATTTACATCTTGTAATTGTCTTATTCCTTCTATTGTTAATATTTCTGTACTTGTATTAGGTACAGGATATAAAAATACTGTTGGCTTATCTACATTTCTTTTAATAGCATATTGTGTTGGTCTACCTGTTTGTGACTTATTAGGTAATACATTATACTCTTCAAAAGATATTCTTGTTAGTTGTGTTTCTGTTGCTGCTATACTAGCTTTAACTGTAATAACTAAAGCATCATTTACTGAATCATCTAAATCATAAGAGGTAACACTTGTTGCTACTGTAACTGCTGTAGTAAATGTTGACCATAATAATACACCTCTATTTTGCCAATCATTTAATAATAAATTAATAGACCTACGTGCTGATTGAGGAGTATGACCAAGTGTTTGTTCTCCACCTATCATCTCAGTAGCTTCTTGAATTACTTCATCTATATCTAAATTAAAATTATATGTTCCTGACCTAGCCATTATTCTATCTCATTTTTTATATATATAAAATCTAAACCTGCTGATATTGCTATATTAGCTCCTGCACTATCTCCTATTGCTCTTGCTTCTATATCAGTTTTTTCTTCAAACTTTAAAGGTATTTGATATTCTTGTTTGTGACTGCTTGCATCTTTTACAAATTTATCTTTAACCTGAAAAACACCACCATAAGGTCTTGCTAATACAGAACCTGTACAGTATTTATTATTCTGTGTAGTAGCTACTGTAATATCTATTTCATACAAATAAGCAGTATATCCTGCAGGAACTGTCCATAAAGCCATAAGAGTTTGATTATCACCTATAGCTACAGTAGCATATTTATTTGTAGGTACACCTAATGTTGGAGATGCTTCAGAACCTACATATAATACACCTGCATTTTGTCCTCCAGTTCCTGCTGTATTTACAGTAACTCTAAATATTCTTAACCAAGATGTTGAACCTAATTGAACTCCATCTCGCCCATCTAAATCTACAGTAACAGATACTTCATTATAATTTACATCTAATCCACTTACTGTTGCACTTCTTGCTCCTGTACCTGATGCAGTATCTGCTGTACTAGAACTAGAAATATATAAGGTAGTTCCTGTACTTAAATAAGAATATAAACCACCTTGTGCCCATACTGTCTCTAAAGCATCATCTATATCAGGATTAAAACCAAATTTAAATAGAGGCTTATGTTCTATTATTAGACCACGAGCAACCTGTAATTCAAAAGGTTCTGTTGTTCCTACTTGTGATATTGAACGATATGCTGCCATTAATTATCCATACTTTTTATGTTTTTCCTTTAATTGTTTTTTAGCTGCTTTTGCTAATCTTGATTGTTCATTTTTCTTTTGTACTTTAGCTCTTTGTTCTAATACAGTTAGTATTTGTATTTTTCTAGCATAAGGTTTATTAATTCTTTTAACTTTAGCTATTGTTTTCTTTGCATCTTCTATAGTTGCATATTTAATTCTAACTGTATCTTTAGGATTCTCGTCTGTATATAATCTACGACTAGAACCTTTTGGTTTCTTACCTGTTCCTATCTTAGGTTCTTTTCTTTTTCTTTTAACCATTTTTCTATTTGTTGTTTTTTAATAATATATAATGTTTGTCTATCCATAACACACCTCCTAATTAAAGTTAGTGCGTTTCTTCAGTTAATACTTACTTCCAACTCTTACGAGTCAAACGAATTATTTTTTCTTAAATGTTTTAACCATTGTAGGTTTACCACCTACTCCTTGTTTCTTTGCTCTCTTTCTTTTTACTGCTGATGTTTTTTGTGATGCTGACATTCTTTTTGCTTTAGCTAATGGTACACACTTAGGATATTTTCTTTTACTTTTAGTAGTAGATTTTCTACCACATGGTTGATACTTACCATCTTTTTTTGGTGCTCCAATATCAACCCATTTTTCTTGTACCCATTTACGTAGACCACCACCAGTAGCAGCTTTATAAACTTTTTTCTTTTTTTTCTTTTTACCTCCTGGTGTTATTTTGCCAGAGCAAACTGCAGAAGCATACATATTAGCATATGCAGAAGGATATACATCAAACTTTTGTTTAGCTGCTGCTTTACCTTTTGCACATAACTTTGCCATTACTTTACTCTACCACCACTTTTTCTTTTAAGTGAACCACCTTTAGAAGCATATTTAGTTTTCATGCCTACCATCTTACCTGCTTTTCTTCCTATTAACTTTCCTTTTGCTGCGTACTTTGTTTTCATTTGTCCTACCATTTTTAGTCTCCTTGTATAAATTATTAAAAGTTATTTCTGGGTCTGTGTAACTATCGTGTATTTCTGCTGCATGAGTATGTTGACTTGGTCTAAAGTCTGGTGCACCTTCACCTGTTACCCATAAAGCAGGACTTGTTGCTCTAACTCTATTATTAGGTAATGCTATTATATTACCTGTCCATTTACCTGCATCAATTAATTGTATTACATGGTTTTGTTTATGTTGTGCAGGACAATCACTTATATCACTATCTGTAAAGTCAACTGTAAACATATACTTACCTTTATAAAATTCATTGTCTATCTTACACATCCAAGGACTTGCTGTTAATAAATCAAGCTTCACTACACTATGTGTTCTTGATGAGCAATCCCAAGGTTGTGCTAAATGTGTATCCATTCTCTCTGGAGCTTCATCTAGTATTTCATCTGCTACTAATGCTGTGATTGGCATTCTTGCCCACATTGCACCACCATGTATATTTTCTTCTTCTTCTATACCAGTAAACATTACTTGAAAAGATAAACATCTATCTGGTATTGTGTTAACTGCAAATGCTATTCCATGTAAAAATTCACCATGATATTTTAAATGATTGTGTGTAAATTCTTTACGTACCCAACATTTAAAGTGGGGAATATTACTTATTAAATATGACAGTTAGCACCTCCATCTTTTTCTTGCTTGCCTTAATCTTGAATTAGGGTCTTTAGCTGCTTTAGGAAACTTCTTCATTTGTCCTGCAGACCTAGCACAATAACTCTTTCTTCTTTTAGCTCTACTACCTGTAGGTTTACTTTCAGTTACTGCTGTTTTTAATTTACTACCAGGATTATTTCTTCTATATTTTGCTACACCTTTTGCTGAAAGACCTGCTCCTTGTTTGGTGGGTCGTTTATCTCCCTTACCAATGGTCATGCCTTTCATGCCTTTGCCTTTAATCTTCCTTTTCTTTTTCTTTTCTTTAGGCATTATTTTTGTGATGTATACTTTATAGGTTCTTCTTTTACTTGAGCTTCTATTGGTCCTCTTACTCCAGGTCCTTTTCTAGCTGCACCATATCCTTGACCAGTAGGTTTACCACTTACTGTATCTCCAGTAGCTTGATTAATAGTTCTTGCATTAGCTCCTACTATTAATGTTGATGTTTTTATTTGCATTTCTTTTTCCCTTTCTTTTTTTTATTTTTCTTTTTATTATTTACTTTTGTTATTTGTTGTACTACATTTACTCTACTAATAGTCATTAGTTAGCTCCTTGTATTACTGGGTTAGGTCCTCCTGCAGGACTTGCTGCTACCTGCATATCATCTTGTCTCATTCTTCTAGCTTGATTACGTAGAGCATCTATTGAGTTTTTATACTTAGCTTCCCATGTAGTAACCATTTGTAAATCTTTTATAAAATAATTAGCTTCTACCATACAAGCAGCAAATAATGCATTATAGCAAAACTCACTAAAGTAATTAGAAGTAGTAACACTTGTACCTGTAGCACTAGCTAATGCTAAAGGTCTACGTGTGTATTGTATTTCACCTGATACTGCAGATGCAGGTGTTGGTACAATATAAATTTGTGTATTTGTTTTTCTTGAATAATATCTAGGTGTTCCTGTTGATGCACTAGCAAATGGAAAATAATCTATTGCATACTCATAGGTTCTTTGTAATAAATTTACTTTTGAATTAGCAGGAATTGCTGCTGTTGAAACACTTGTTGTATAGTTTACATTACGTACTACTAACGCATCAGCAGGTAAACTAACTACTGGGTCAGAAACTGTAAACGAAAAAGTAGAATAATTATCTAGACCTGGGTCATCCAGTTCTTTAATTAATCTACCTTCTGATTTTTCTATAAGGTAAGGTATTTGATTCTCAAATTCTATAGAATCATTTTCTATTGTATTTATTATATCAGTCTTTAAAAAAGAATAAGATGGCATTTAGTTATCCTGTTATTAAAGTTACACTACCTGCATCTGGTGTAGAAATAGTAACTGTTGCACTACAAAGTACACCCATTTCTCCAAAGTACATATCTGATTCTGCACTTGCAGGAACTTCATAAGTTATTACTGCTCCTGTTTTATCTCCAATAGCAATTACTCCTGCTACAGTAGAATAGGAATGAACTCCTAATATTCTAGTTCTTCCTGTGGTGCCAATGATAACTCCATCTCCACCTCTTTTATTAACTGTTCTTATATTTGTAGCCATGTTGTTTCCTTAAATTAGGAAGGGTAAATTAATACCCTCCCTAGTTATTAATGGTTAAGCACCTTGATTACCAAACCAACTTCTCCAATCAGACACACCAAAAGAATATCTTTCTCTTGCCTTGAATCGTAAGTTACCAGTATCAAAATCAGGCTCCATCTTAGTTTGTAAAGGTGTTCTGTTGAACATCTTTGAACCATTAGGAACATCAGTTTTTATAAACCATGCATTAGCATCTGTAAATCTTCTATTAGTAAAGTATCCACTTGGGAAAACTCCTAAGTTTTTTACAGAGTTTAAGTCATTGTCTGCACTACCCACAATACCTGGTGTATTTAATAATACATCAGTAGTAAACATTAAGTCTACTGGTACGTGTATAGATACAGCAGAAGAACCAATTAAGATACCTCTGTCATCTTTAAACTTTTGTATTGCTATGACAGCAGATTCTAAAGTACCTTCAGCAATCGCTGCTGCTGTACTTGTATTACTCTGGTTGCCATCTCCAACAGTTGGATGTGAAGTATTAAATAAACTTACTCCATCTCCTTGTGCTGTAGCAAAACCTTGGTTGTATAATTCTGCAGCCTTTACTTGCTTAGTATTAGCCATAGCTCTTGCTAATCCTTTTGCTCTTAACTTTGCAAAAGTATCATAAAGGTTATCTTCCATTGCTTCTTCAGTAATCGCAAATGCTAAAGCTATAGTCTCGTTTGTATATCGAGATGTATAACTCTCACCTGCGTCATCATAAACAACAGCAGCTCCTTCATTTTTAGTTGGAGCAGTACCAAATCCTGTAAAGAGGACTTCCTCTTCAAAAGACCTATCTGAATTTTCTATTTCATATAGTGGTTCATGCTCATTATTAACTTCTCCATACTCAATCCCAAATACTGCATTTAATCCAGGAAGGAGTTCTTTGCTTATCGCAGCTCTATTTATAGCCATAATTTATTCTCCTTATGATGATGATACAGTTGTTGATTGAAATCTGTCATAGTGATTATTTAAATATACTTCATACCAAGGATAAGCATCTGTCACACCTGCTGATGTTCCAGTACCTGTATCCCAAGGTGCTCTACGTATAACTCTCACTTGACTTTGTGCAACCACAGGTCCAGAAGCATCTAGTGTATAACCACTCATGCCTGTTTTTGCTACACCAGTTCCTGCGATTAATAATCCATTTACTGGAGCAGCTCCAAAACCTGCTGATGCTGTAACTGTAGCATCTGCTTGTACAAAATATGTTTGGCTAGGGTCTGCTGCTACATGAATTTTTACATCAGTTGCAGTTACTCCACCTGTATAACTTCTTTTGAATTGTTGGTTACCATTTGCATCTACAAAGCTACAACCTTGAAACACACCAATACTTTTTGCATTGGCTCCTGCTCCTGTAGGTTTAATACTACCTAATGCTTGTACAGTAATAGGGTCGCCTGTAAAAATATCATCAGGTATTAACGCAGAGGCTACTTTTGGACTAACATTTACATCAATAGTTCGTATACCAGTAGAGTTAGAACCATCACCATTTTTCTTAGCGAGGACTAATCCTCTTGGGGCATTATTTTCTGCCATAGTCTAATCTCCTTTATTGTTAATAAAAGCAACAAAAGATTTACTTTTGAAAAGTAGGTTGTCTACCTTTTGTTACTGTTGATTTACTTGAATTAGAAATGGGCATACTAGAATTATTTCCTCTCATTAATTGACTATTAACTGCATCCATTAATTGGTCAGATTTATTTCTGTAAAACTCACTTCTACTTTGGAATAACTTGGTAGGTATTTTACCTAACGCAATGTCGCCACGAGTGACTGCTCCAGAGTATCTTCCATCCATCTTCACGAGTGATGTTTGTTCTAATTCAGGTACTTCTTTAATATCAACAAATTGCCAACCTTCTTGCATTTTTTTACCAATATATTTAAAATCATCTTGACCTTTAAGAGTTATTCTTAACCATCCAAGAGTCATTCCTTCGCTATTGAAACGATTTCTTACTGCATCTGGTATATATAAATTATCTTGTTCTTCAAACTGATAAGTCATTTCTTCGTTAGTATTATTTTCTCTAAGTTGTGAACTACGTGTATTGATTCGTGTTTTCATTATTTACCTCCACGTTGCATATTTATTGTTGTATACTCACCATCAGCACTTGTTGCTTTTAGTTTTTCTTGAGCATATTGTTCAAGTGGTATATTCCATTTGTTAGCTAATCTTACATCTTCTTTTGAAAGTTTAACTTTCTTATTAGAACTAGGAGTGCTACGTGTACCTCCTGCTACTACTTGAGCAGTTTCTGACGTTTCCTGCTTACGAACTTCTTTATTTTCCTTTTCATTAACTTTAAATTTATTAGGAAATGTTTCTTGTAATCTTTTAGTAATTTCTTCATAGAACTCAGGGCTTGTAGAATCATATCCTTCCTCTTTTAAATCTGTATCTATAGCTAATGCACCTGCTGTCATTACTCTATCTTTACCAAACCATTCATTGTTTGCTGCCCATTCTTCTGCTCTAGGGTCAGGTTGTGGTTGGGGTTGTGCTTGAGGTTGTTGTACTAATTGTTGTGTTACCTCTGGTTCTTTAAAATTTTCTTTAGTTGCTTGTATGTTTTTTAAATCAACTTGTGCTTCATTTAAAGCTTCTTGAGCTACTAATAATTTATTAGAGTCTCCTTCTTCGTGAGCTGTTGCATAAGCTGTTCTAGCTAATTTAAGTTTATCGTTTATTTGTTTTTCATTAGCACTTAAATTTAATTTTCCTACTTTATAAAAATCTTGCTCTTGTCTTTTTACTCTATTAACTAGTTCTTCATTTTGTTGTATTAATCTAGCAACTTCGTCTTCTTTATCTTTTCTTTGTTTAACTAGTTGTCTAATTCTTTTTTGAGCACCTTTAGTATCTATACCATCTAATTCTTTAGGAGCTTCTTTTTTAGGTTCTTCTTTTTCTTCTTTGGCTTCTACTACAGGTTCTTCTTTTTTAACCTCTTCTTCTACTTCAAACTCTACTTTAGGAGCTTCTTCTTTTTCAGTCTTTACTTCATTCCAAGATTCTTCTTGCATTTTTTATTCCTTCTCGTTGTTTACGAAACAATCGTTTTAACGGTTATATTTATATTATACTATATTTATATAAAGTATACAAATATATTATACACTATGTTTAGATAAATTAAAGGTAGGGTCTAAAGTCTTAGGACTTTCTACCTTCATTATCACTTGGTCATCAAATAATAGTATAAACTTTAAACCTTTATACTTTATCTTTTGACCTGCATGTTTGCCATAACAAACATAATCACCTTTTTTACACCAAGCTCCTTTAGGAAATTTATCTTTATCATTGTAAGCTAAATCACCTAATGCTACAACTTCTCCTACTGTTGTAAGATAAGCCATATCATCTCTTGTAGAGTCTGGTAACAAAATACCTCCTTTAGTTTTTTGTTTAATTGAAACAGGTCTTACTAAAACATGAAATCCTGGAAGTTCTGGTAGAACATCTGGATTAGCTTGTTCTTCTTTTGAAAGCCAAGCATCATTTTTAATAACTTTTCCCATGTTTACTTGTTGCATTATTCTTCTTCTCCTTCATACATTTTTTTTGTTATAGTTTTGATAACCTCAATAGCCCATTCAATTCCTTGTATACGACCTACGAGTTGTTTATAATTAGCAAAGTTATCTGCTTGTCCATTTGCTAAATTAATTCTTAATAAGTTAAGCTCCTCGTCATATTTACGAAGAGCTTCATTAGATACTTCCATTATAGTTCAGCACACGCATAGCAATTAATTTCTAAGCCTACACTAATTTCTTTTATAATTGGTTGTTTCCACATATTTTATTCTCCTAAAAAAATACTGGGCAGTTTAATTACCACCCAGTATAAATTAATTATTACTGGTCTGCAAATGCAGGGGCAGTTAATGATGTTACATTACCAAATACTTGATAGTTTGTACCATCTAAACCTAAGAAAGTAACTTCAAAAGCTCCAGGTACATTTAACTGTAAACTACTATTTGAACTTCCATTTGGATATACAACAACATTATCAGCATTAGTATCTAAATGTGTAATATTACCTTTGTAAAAATTAGAGTTTCCTGGTGTTATAAATATTGCATCAGTTGCATCAGCAGCACCACCACCATAAACAAATTTATAAGCTACACCTGCTTCTGGTGCAGGAAGTGTATAAGTATTATCTTGCCCACCATCTGGAACAATATTTACTCTACCACCATGAGTTGTATTTACAATAGTAATATCACCATCTGCTAATACTACAGGTGTAACAACTTCACCTTTATTACCAAACGTAATATTTTCTGTTATTGCTCCTGTACTTGAATCTTTAGTAACACCAATAAAGCCATTCTCAGCTCTGACTGGTCCATTAAAAGTTGTATTCGCCATAATTTTTCTCCTTTATAAAATTATATCTATCGTCTTGGCTTGTCTGCTAGGGCAGTCGATAGACAATTAAAATCCCTAGTTATTCTTTTGGTTCTTGTATTTCATTTTTAATTGCATCTGTCATAAAATCAATAAGCTTTAAACTTCTTGTTCTATCATCTACATCATTTAACTCTGCTACTTTTTTCATAGCATCTGTTCTTATTCTTTCTAAATCTATTTCTGCTCTTTGTTCAGCTATGACAGTCTTTGTTAGTAGGTCAAGTTGTTTCATAGTTTCTTTACTTGCTCTATCTAAATCTCCTTTTTGTTTTTTCATAGTAGCAGTTTGTCCTTCAACTGCAGAGTCTTTTAATAGTTTCATTTCTTCTAGTTCTAACTTTTGAGATTCTAATGCAGCATCTGCAGAATTTTTAGCAGAAGACATTTTAAGTTTTTCTTTTTCTAATTCTACTTTAGCTTGCTCTAATGCAACCATTTGTTGTTCAGGTGATTGAGCTTGACCCATAGCTTGATTAGCATTAAGCACTTGCTGTGCTGCCTGTGCCATTGCCATTTCTACAGCTTGTGGGTCTTGCTGTCCTGCCATTTTAGTTACACCACTAATTTGTTCTTGATATTTCATAACTGAATGTTCTTGTACGTTAGCTTCTAGTATTGGTTTAATTCTAGCCATAATAGGATTGGCACCATTAGCAGGGTCTTGTAAATATGCCATCTTTGTTTGTATGTGAGCATCATGATTCTGACCTGGAAATGCAGAAATAGGTATACCTTTAGTTACTGCCATAATATCTGATACTGGGTCCATCTGTTGTGGCTTTTGTTTAGGTGGAAGTATCTCGTCAAGATTAGGCATACTAGCAGCATTTAATATGGTTCTATTTAAAGCTTCTATATTAAACATACCAGGAGGGGATTGTTGTGCCATCTGGAGAGCCATTTGAGCAATCATCATCCTATGTGCATTAGAAGGAATGTTAGGGTCGCTGACAGGGATTACATCAACCCTTCCATCAAAATCCTGTTTAAACACATTTTGGTCAGCAAAAGGTACTTCATATGGATACTCCGAGGGTAAGTATTCATAGTTTATACGAGCAAGGATTTTAAATTCATCCTTTTGAGATTTATGTAATCTCTTATGTATTGAAGAAAAGAATTTACTTGAAGCTTCTAGTAATGCCATAGTAGTTCCAACAGGTCCATAAGATGCTGCATCAGAGACAACTTGCTCTGTACTGTCAGCAAACTTTTGTGCTGTTGCTGTAATGAACGTAAGCATATTATATAGAGTAGAGGAAGGCTCTTTATAGGGGAGAGGAATAATAGCCTTACTTAAATCTACACCAGTTGCTTCTATTTCTTTAAATTCACCAGGACTAATTGGTTCGTTATCACCAACAAGTCTTACACCTTTTGCTTTGAATCCTCCTGGTAGGTTTGCAAATTGACCTGCATCCACTAAACTTCTCATTGCTGCTGTTGCAGTCATTGTGAGATTACCTAAGAAGTGCATCAAGCCAAACCCATAAAATCCAAATCCAGGAACAAACCTGTAATGGACAAAATGGGAAACTTTTTCTTGTTTCTTATCATCTTTCTTATAGTTTCTTCTAATACTTAAAACTGTTCTTGATTCTTCTTCTACAGTTATAATATAAGGAAGAGCATAATCTTCTTCTATTTCTAAATAACAATGTTGTTCTAATAATGTATATTGTGGGTCACTATCTTCTGTAGGAGTTAATCCTAATATTGTATCCATCTTTGAAGAAAGAGATGTAGGATTAGGATTAGTAGCTTCAGGTAACTCTACATCATCATAGATACCTATACGCATATCTCTAGCTAAATCTATAGGACTTCTATAAATGACATGTGTATATCTATCTGCTTTTCTTAAGTTACTAGAATAGTAAGAAACATAAAACTGGTCTATAGGAACAAATTCAGATACTGGTCTTTTTAAGTTAGCATCATAATAAACTTTTTTAAATGCTGAACCTATAAGAGGTAAATGAAATAACATTCTTTCTGTTTCATCAAAGTATTCAGGCATCTGTTCTGTTACCTGATAGTTCATAAAATTTTGAACTCTATTTGCTTGGTCTTCTCTTTCAGGAGTTTGTCTTCCTAATATCTGAGATTTAACAGGACCTTTACTAGGAAATAATTCTTGTATTGCTTTTGATTGAAACTTAACTGCTGACTCTATTAACATAGGATGGACAGCAGTACATGCACCTTCAAAAGGTTCACTTGCATCTTCTATCTTTAATCCTAATAAATCAAATCCTCTTTCAAACATTGATTCCCATTCAGCTCTGGAATCTTTATCTGCTGTATAATTATCTATAACTGTTGTAGCTATCTCTTGTAATTCTTCTTCATCTATATCATTAGCTAAATTACCATACCATTCTTGTATGTCAGCTTCTGCTTCCATTTCAATATTAGTTTCAGTAAAGTCTACAGTAACTCCACCATCTTCATCTGGTTGAATAGTAGGTGAGTCTGTTATTGCATCTATTTGTTCTGGAAGTTCTATTACATTTGATATTGTTTCCTCTATCTTATCAAATGGATTTCTTTCTGTCGCCATGTTATTCCCCTTTAAAACATAATTATATCACTAAGTTCTCCAGTACGCAACTCTTTTTTTTCTAGGTTCATCTTCCCACTCTGGGTCATCAGGGTGGTCTAAATTCCAGGAATCTTTCATGTAATGTATTGCCATTGTCATAGCATCAACTTGGTCATCATGAGCTGCATTTGGAAAACGTAACATTTCTTCTAATAAATCTTCTGACCATTTTTTATCTTTAGGTATCCATACTCTACCTGCTTCTATCATAGGTGAAGCTGCATGTACTCTGGATACTTTATCTCTATCAGGTGTATATTCTAAAATAGGTATACCTGCTCTACGCATATCTTGTATTAATGATTGTCCACTTGCTTTCTTTTCTATCATACAGACATCAGGTCTATAATCATAATATAGTTTTTGAGATATTCTTCTTAACTCTGGATATTCAAATCTACCTTTTATATTTCCAAGTAGTATTAAATTAGATTTATAAGATTCATATCCATTTTCATCTTCTTCATATTGAGAAAAGATACCCCATGTTTGTATAACACTATAGTCTGCTGTTGTCTTTGTTGAAAACGCAGTATCATATGTTTGAATCATAAAGTCACAGGTAGGAGGTTCTTCATATTCCCACCATTGTATCCAATCTTTTTTTATTAAACCACCTTCATCAGGTGTTGGGTCCTGCATATACAATGCGTTCCAATATCTTGCACCATTAGATGCTTTTATTTCTTGTTCATCTACACGTAAGACATCATCTGACTTCCATTCAGGAAAATAACTACTACCTACTGGTAACTTAAGTAACTCAGCAGACTCCTCGTCTAACCAAGCAGGAATTTTTATAACTTCCCAAGGTGCAATAGCAAATTCATCTTGTTGTTTTAATAACCAACCACACAAATCATCATAATGATACCTTGTATTAATTATAAGTATAGAACCATTAGGCATTATACGAGTTCTTAGACCTGCAGGGTACCATTCTTTAATATATCTACGACCTGCTTCAGAATAAGAGTCTTCTTCAGACATTACATCATCAAGAATTGCAATATGTGCACCTCTTCCTGCTATTTGAGACTTAACACCTGCAGCATAATAACTACCACCTTGGTTTGTCTTCCATTTACCTGCAGCTCTAACGTCTGTTCGTAGCTTAACACTCTTAAATATACCTTGAAACTCTTGTGAGTCTACTACATCCCTTACAGACCGACCAAAGTCAGAAGACAATTGGTCACTATGAGACACAGTAAGGATTTCATGCTCTGGATTACGACCAATATACCAAGCAGGAAACAATTTAGAACAGATAACACTCTTAGAACTTCTAGGTGGTAAGAAAACCATAAGTCTTTTTATTTCTCCAGACTCTAATTGTCTTAGTTTTTCACTTATTACTTCTATATGCTTACCCATTTTCCAATCAGAGACAAGTATTGGAGCAATCTTACGGACAAAAGTTATGAAATCTGTTTTAGAATCTTGTTCTATTTTTAAATTTAAGTAACTTTGTAGATTTAAGTATGGTGATGTATCTATAGTCTCTATAGTTTCCAAAGTATTTAGTACCTTAACATTGTTATATTGTAATATTGTAATAATATAAACTATAAAATATAATTTTAATATCTCTTATATCTATATAGATTATATTATATATATATTATATACAACTCCCCACTAAAATACAAGTACTTTTTTTATTATTTTTATTGACCCTGTTATTTTGTTACATATATGTCACTACCATATATACTAATACACGCAACATATATTTTTTTTGGGTGGGGTATGGCTATATTGTGTAACGAACACTTGTTTTTTTATAAAAAGATACCTTAAAAAAAGTATCCTCTGAAACCCTTGCTCAGTAAGGCTTTCAAAATTATATTTAACATTTTGTTGACTATCATTATTTTTTATGTAAGTATTAATCATCCAACAAATTCCTTGTTGGTGTTTTTTAACTAATCAGATTATGAAAGGAAATAATTATGACTGATTATATTAAAAGAATTGGTGAGTTACAGCTACTCGCTGATGGTAACGAAGACAAGCTGAAAGAAGCCAAGAGCACCATTGGTGTTCAGGTTAACGAGGCTCAGATTGAGATTGGCACGATTGCGATTGCTTGGGCTACCTCTCAAAAAGAGTCAGGTCAGAAGCTAGCTGAAAAGCTAACTGCTGAACTTAACAAGCTTGAAGACAGTAAAGGTAATCCTGTCTATGAGTACACCAAAACTAAAAGAGGTTTTGTCTGTAACAAGCTTGAGAAGTTAAGAGGATTTGCTACCTCTAAGAAGGTTAAGAATACATTCCCAAGAAATATAAGTTTTGAGGATGTTTCTAATAAGCTTGCAGAACTAGAGCTTGACTCTTGGAGCAAGATGGCAAGATGGGCTAGCGATAAAAAGCCTGAGACTCTTGACCAGAAGGCTTGGAAGATTGTCGAACAGATGAACGACAAGAACCATGAAGCTCTTGATAGATTTATAGGTAAGATGTGCTCTACCTATGAGCTTATCCAAGAGGAAGATGCTAGAAAGAAATTCTCTAGCTAACATTAACTGGGGAAGTGTAAAAGCTTCCCCAATAACTTTAAGGAGAAATAATATGATAAAAGGAAATTTATTTAAAGTAGCTTTACTCTTATCTAAATTAGATAGAGCTTATAATAATGCAGAAGACGAACAGTTTAAAAGATTATGGTTAGATAAATGGAATGAGTATGCAGAACAAAATACTTATGATAATTTTAAACCAAGAGATTATGATTTTGAACAGAAAGATTACTGGAATCCAGTAGCTTAATAAACTAGGGGAGTGTAAAAGCTCCCTATAACTTAAAGGAGAATAACTATGAACAAAAGACAACGAGGAAACTTTTATATAATTACTTTAATCTTTGCTAACATATTAATCTGGAGTTTAATTTACTCCAACTCTTAAGAACCAGGGGGCTTCGGCTCCCTTTTTTTTACCTTTTATTTTTTTTTTTTATTTTTAA